TATTATCTTTTATTACTTGTCTGGTATTGTCGGTAGAGCAATCGGCAATAATAATTCTTGTATCGCCAATGTCCTGTAGACGCAAATCATCTAACAAATGATGAATATAGTTTTCCTCATTCTTACAGGGTACAACAATAGTAATTTTATTGCTGAGGTTTATCATCTTTTTCCTTAGTCCAAGTTATTATTTCCCAACGGCCGTCATGATGTTCTACAAGGGCAGTGCATGATTCAACCCAATCACCATCATTCATATAAATGATGCCGTCTATTTCTTTTATTTCGGCATGATGAATGTGTCCACATATAACACCATCAAAGCCGCGTTTCTTACAGTAACCGGCAAGATTCTTTTCAAACTGGAACATGAAGTCCACAGCTTTTTTTACTTTGTGCTTAAGGAACTTGCTAAGACTAAAGTACCCAAAACCCATACGATGGCGTATCCAATTGAACTTACTATTGAGTGATAAAACGAAATCATATGCCTTGTCTCCTAAAAATGCTATCCACGGTGCTAATCTTGTTATACCATCAAACAAGTCACCGTGCGTTACTAAATAGTGCTTACCGTCAGCACCGATGTGCTCTATTTGATTATGAATTTCTACTAGGCCGAAACTAAACCCATATGGTATCATTGGTCTTAAAAATTCATCATGATTACCTGCAATGTAGACTACGCGTGTTCCACGTTTTGCATGACCTAAAACACGGCGAACAACATTGGTATGACTTTGCTTCCATCGCCATTTGTTTTGTTGTATTCGCCATGCGTCAATAATATCACCTATCAAATAAAGAGTATCGCAAGTATTATTTTTTAAAAAGTTATTTAATTTACCAGCTTGGCTATCTTTTGTGCCAAGATGTACATCACTAATAAAAATGCTGCGATACGTTTTTTGTTGAGTTATAGAATTATTGGTATCCATAACCATATGCCTTGACTCATTAGTAATGCGGCCAAGGCACCTACCACAATACTTGCAGTATACAATGCAGGTGCAACAGCTAAGATACTAGCAGACAATAACACAATAGCAATTTGAAATCCAGAACCAGCAAATGTCATCCATGGACCAGATTTCTTAACTTCATCTCTTTCAGCTTCAAGCGCTCGAGCTTTAGCCATCAATTCTTTCTTGCCTTCTCCTGTTGCAGGATCAGATTCATATCTATCAATCTTAGCTTTTAGTTTTTCAGCTTTAGGCATATCTTTTTTATCAACGGCTGTGTCATACGCCATTTCGGCCAGAGTCTGTTTAATAGATTTTGCCTGATAGAATGCCCACGTATCATTAGCTTTAATTGTATTGTTTAATACTTTAGAACTATTGCCCGATGCAATGTATGTGTTAATTGCTAAAAGAGCAGCAAGTACAGTAATTAACCATCCTGCTTTATCTTTAATTTGTGCCTCACGCTCTGAACGTGATAAAGGTTTCTTTTCTTCTGTCATTTATTGCTCCTTCATTGATCCAATTTTCTTCATACCCATTCTATCCTCAATGACAGCAATGTGTTGACGGTTTTCCATGATGGCGTCGCGATTCTTTTGAATTTCTTTTTCAAGGTCTTGACGTAGTTTTTCACGGGCTAATTCAGCACCGCTGTTGCTGGCTTGTTTGTTGTCCGTAGTTACTACTAGGCTTACTTTTTGATTTAGGATAGTTACATCATGTTGTAACGATCCAAGTGCTTGAATCAAATAACCGGTGCTACCAATTAATAAAGGTAATAGAGCAAACAGTAGTTTCTCTATAAATGCGCCTTTTGCGCTTTCTTTTTGTTCGTCTGCCATATTAATCCTTTGATTTATTTAAAAATAAAATAACAAATAATTACAATAAAACCTGCAATTACTATTGCCCCGCATACTATATTATAAATGTGTTCTTCAGACATATTATTCCCTAACCGGGTAAAAATTTACCTATTAAACCGTTGACAATTTTGTCTGATAAATCGTTGGGTAAATATTTAAGAAACCCCAAGAAGTATAATGCCACCAATCCATATACAACTATTTTTAAAGCTAGATCAAATGTTTTTTGATACTCATTCATCGGCCGCACCTGTGAGTTGTTTGGCAAAAGTCCATCATCTCATTAACGCCAACAAATAATAAAAATAACGTAAACGCACAAGCACCAATTATCATGGCGATCTCGGTCATTTCTTCTTCTTTGGCTTTTGCTTCTTTTTCTGCTTTTTTCAGAGCACTTATTTCTTTAGCGTCTGCTAAGTCCATTTCGGCTTGACGGGCTTTAATTTTATTCCAAACATCAATTTTACCTGTTTGCATAAAAAGCATTTTAAGTTCTTCTTCAAACGCCCTGGCTTGCTCTAAGGCCATCTCAATTTGTAAAGCAGTTCCCATATTTGAGCCTTTACCAGAGGCCTTTGCTTGAAGCATTGCTTTTGTAGCAGTACTTTTAGCATCAAACATTTTGCCAATCATTGGGGCCAGTGACCCTAAATCGTTAGCAACTGCGCTGGCCTTTTTGACCATACTTATTGCAGACTGTATACCTGCAAGTGCTGTCATCGGATCAATCATTTCTTGCCCTCCTTTGCGTCTACCCACTCTAAACAAACAACTTTTCTATTATAAACATCTCCGCTCCATGTCCATCTTTTGCAAACAGGGCCTAGTGTATTAGTTGTAGTTAATTTTTGGTCATATGTTGGCTGTGTTAAGCCTGCATCAGAAAACATAACAAAAAGTGCCATTGCGGCTACCTTTTTGTTGAACATTTTTACTCCTTCGTATTACTTATATTTATATTTGGTCATTTTTGTGCATAATCTTATTGACATTCTATTGTTTTTATATTATAATGATACAATTATTTATAATGTCTAAGAAAGTTTTTAATGAAGTTTTATACAAACGTGAATCAGTATGGCAATCGGATTCTAGTTCGGGGCGTAAATAACGGTAAAACGGTTCAAGATAAGATTGAATTTAAGCCAAGTCTTTATACTAAATCCCAGAAACAAACTCAGCATAAGTCGTTATTCGGAGATTTTCTTGAGGAAATCGAATTTGCAGATATTAATGATGCCAAAGATTACGTCAGTCGTTATAAGGAAGTTGAGAATTTCCCCATCTTCGGCAACACAAATTATGCTTATCAGTATATTACAAAGACGTTTCCTGGCGAAGTAGAGTTCGATATTTCGCAAATTAAAATATGGTCTCTTGATATTGAGACATCTGCAGAACTTGGATTCCCTGATGTGCGTGATCCAAAAGAAGCATTACTATTAATTACTATTCAAGATGCAAATACAAAAGAACTTGTAACATTCGGAACAAAGCATTTCAATGTAACTAAACAGAATCATACATATATCCAATGCAGGGATGAGTATGATCTATTGCAGAAGTTTGTTCTGTATACTCAAGAAAATTGCCCACACATTCTAACAGGTTGGAATCTAGAGTTTTTTGATATTCCATATTTGTGTTCTCGTATTTCCCGTATTCTTGGAGATGAGTATGTTCGTAAGCTTTCGCCTTGGGGTGTAGTAAAGGCAAAAGAATTTACCCGTATGAATCGTACAGAACTGACATACGATATTCTGGGTGTAGCCATTCTAGACTATCTTGATCTGTATAAGAAGTTTACATACTCAGCGCAAGAATCCTATAAGTTGGATCACATTGCCAAAGTAGAACTAGGCAAAGAGAAGTTATCGTATGCGGAATATACTTCATTCCGAGACTTCTATAAAAATGATTGGCAAAAGTTTGTTGAGTATAACGTAATTGACGTAGAACTTGTTGACCAACTTGAAGATAAGATGAAGTTGATTGAACTGATTCTAACAATGGCGTATGATGCTAAGTGTAATTATGTAGATGTATTCTCAGCTGTAAGAACATGGGATTGTATCCTGTGGAATCATTTATGGAATCAGAACATTGTTGTTCAACAGAGAGAAGGATTGCCTAGTAGACCTATTGTAGGTGCGTTCGTTCAAGAACCAAAACCAGGACAATATGATTGGGTAGTATCATTTGATGCTACAAGTCTGTATCCAAGTATTATTATGCAGTATAATTTATCTCCAGAAACTCAGGTTAAGAGAGAAACAAAGAATACTACTGTTGAACAATTGCTACAGAACAAGTATAATTTAGATGATCTAAAAGAAAAGAACTTGTGTATGTCGGCAAATGGATTCTGTTATACTAGAGAGAAGCAAGGTCTGTTCCCTGAGATTGTACAAAAGTTATTTGACGATCGGCAAAAATATAAGAAACTAATGTTGGCTGCTCAATCTAAATATGAAGAGACAAAAGATAAGAAATGGCAAAAAGAGATTGCAAAGTTTAACAATTTTCAGATGGCTCGTAAGATTCAATTGAACTCGTTGTTTGGGGCATGGGGTAATGAGTTTTTTAGATTCTATGATGCTAACATTGCTGAAGGCATTACTATGTCAGGGCAATATATTATTCAGACAGTTGGCGCAGCATTAGATGAATACTTAAATAAAGTATGCGGCACAAAAGATCGCGTATATTCATTCTATTCAGATACAGATGCTTGTTATATTACACTTGATCCATTGGTTCAAAA